GTTACCCTGCGTGGAGGGGTTGAGGAGGACTGACATTGCCGAACGCACATAGGTACCGGCAACCGAACCCGTGGTACCCATTGAGGTCATCAAGTCAACCCATGAAAGGGCATCTTGCGCGCTTAGGTTGTTGGCTTTGGCTGCGGTAAGAATACCTTTACCCATACCGGAGATAAGTTCGCTCATGCGAATGTCACCGGCACCAACGGTTGCGTTCAGAATGGCAGCAAGTTTGTTGGGGTCAGTTCCGGCCCCACGAACGTTGGCGTTTACCATCGCTGCAATCAAACGAGCAGATTGCTCAGACTGTGCACCAGAGGGAATGTTACCGAGAATGTTCAGTTTGGCAATTGCGCCAGTGTAGGCAACAAGCCCCTGTGCGCTCAAACCAAATCCGTGGTTCATGCCAGCAGTACCCGAAGCAACGCGGTACATTGCGTCAGCAACGTCATTCAACGCCATACCAGTCTTTTTTGCAATTTGCATTGCACCTTCGGACAGGAACGGCAATTCATTGTTGCTGCGACCAGCCTGAGTGACCAACTGCGTCATCTGCTGGTTGAACGACATATAGCGCTTAATGCCTTCGTAAGCAACACCTCCGAGACCAAGAGCGCCCCATGTGGCGGTCTTCAAGATGGCAGGCGTGCCCATTGAAGAAAGGGCGGTAAGTCGTTTTTGCGTTGTGCTCAGATAAGTTTCGGCGTTGCCAATGTTGGCAGCAGCAGTAGCCTTTTGCAAAGCAACATTGCGCTCAATGGTGGCATTGAGCATTTCAAGAGCCGTACGCTCTTCCTCAGCGCCCTTTGTGGCCTTTTCTGAAGCACCAGCGGCATCGGTGGTCGCAGCAGCACGAGCCGCTTCTGCTTGACGGTTTTTTTCAATTTCAAGCGTCAGGTCAGTAAGCGCACTAATTTCGTTGCGAATTTGACCAATGTATTCGGCAAGAATACCAATGTTGTTAACAAGTTTTCCTTGGAAATCTTGTTGCGCTGCCGCTGACTCTTTAACGGTGGCGTTAAGTTCCTGCAAACCAAGAACAACGTCTTTAGTGCTGGCACGAGTTTTTTTGTTGGTTTCTGCTAGGTTTGCAGAAGATTGAGCAAGTTTTTCGGTCTCTTCTGCTGCCGCAACGGCTTCTTCTCCGAACATAGACAGTTGTTCGGCAACCTTGCCGATTTCTGCACTAGCCTCTTGAGAACCCGATACATGAATCGGGATATTAACGCCGTTAGGGCCATCAGACATAAAACCTCCAAATGCAAAAACCGCCACCCCACAAGGGGGTAGCGGCGATGCCGCCTAGTTGTGTACAGACGGAAAACTAAAAGATGTTTGCGATGACCTTGGCCACTTCTAAGCCAACCAACTGAGCCGTAAGTTTTATTTCTTCCAACTTGTTTTCAACGTGCAAGCGAGAAGCCTTATTCAAAACGGCTGAATAAACTAAATACTCTTCGGTGCCCTTATCCAGAAGAGCCTTTGGCTCAATTCCCAACAATAAGGCTTGAGCCGTAAAAGTAATAATTGGCTCTTCTTCAAGGGCTTTTAAAAAGTTGCGTCAGCCTCGTCGTTGGCAATGTTACTCCAACGGAACAACTTGTTTGCGGTCTCAATGAGGTCTCCCTCAGTAAGGTAGAGTGCAATGCAAGTGTCAGCGGCGTTGTCAACGTCTGCTCCAAGAGCATCAGCCAAATCAGAATCAAACTTGGTCCAAGGAGACTTAGGTGCTCCGGGACGAAGCGACAAATGCTGTTCTTTATCGCTGCTCATAACTGCGTAAACGCCGATGCAACTGTCCACAAGCACATCTGCATTAGCAAGCAATGACCAGTCATCGCCGCCACGCTTGCGCCTGCGCTCAATTGAAGCATTCAATTTCAATGCCGAGACTGGCTTAAACCGAACAAAGATTTCAGGCTCGTCCCATCGGGGGACCTGAATGTCAATAAACAGTTCGTCAAGAATCTTCTTGCGCCGGTCTTTGAGAGACATGAGGGGAGTGGAAAGAACTTCTTCCACTTCCACCTCATTCTCTTCAAAACTCTTATCCCCGTTAATGGTAAAGTTTTCCATTTATTCCTCCTAGATTAACTTCAGTATAGCAGACTAAACGCTCGGAGTAGCCACCGTGTCAGCAAGCGACACAACCGACATGTCCAACTCAAACATGCGAGGAGCAGTGCTGTTGGAGTCGGTGCCACCGTCCTTTACACCAATCAAGCGACCGGTGTAGGTACGAATTGCGCCGGAGTTCCAAGCCACGCCGTTTGCGTCAAGAGGGGTCATTGAGATTTCCATCTCGGCAAGGCCAACAAGCCCATGCAACGTGCCGACCAAAGCGTGGTCACGCTGGAACTCGTACACGCGGGTCACAGTAATGTCTGAGTAGGTAGGGAGCGAGAAGTAGGTAACTTCAGGTCCCATCCCCCCCGGACGGTGCTTGTTGGGCGAGGACATAACATCGCCACCCGTGAACTTGTCAAACAGGTCAATTGACGTTCCGTTGATTGAAACGGAAATCTTCCACTGTTGTTCGGAACCGTAGTTGTTAGCGATTCCTGTCGTGTTTGACGAAATATTGTAAGCCATTTAAATTCTCCTTAGAAGTTAAATTAGTACGAGGGGAAAACTGCGTTGGCGGCGTACTTGGTCACGTTGATGGTGACAAACTCACCGAACGGAGACATACGCAGGTTCACGCTTGCGTTGACCTGACCAGCGGCGATGGTGTTTGGCGTGTTGATGCCGGAACCAGCGTTAACTTGGTAGGAGTCGCTTGGACGGTTGCCGTAGATGCTCTTGCGGAGCCAGTAGGCTTGGCACTGAGCAGCGAGAACGCCAGCAAACGTTGAGAAGATTTGGCCCTTACCGTCAATCTCGTTGAAGATGAACTGCTCGCCAATGAGGTCGAAGTCACGCACAACCTGCATACGGAAGCGCACATTGTTGAGGCGGTTCCAGTTGGGGTCAAGCGCACACGAACGGAAACCGTACAGCGCAATTTGGTTAGCGTTAGGAACAAAACGCACAACGTTCACGCCAGCGTTGTTCAGAACTGCACGAGAAGCGCTTGAGTAGTTGGTCGTAACGTTAATGGCGTAATTGGAGTTACCGTTGCCAACACCAGCGGCGGGCACGTTGCAGTCGTTGGTAGCATCGCTAGACGCAACAAGCGCAGCAGCAAGAGCAGATGGAGCGACCGTGCGGCTGAACACCGAACTGGTTCCGTTGTAGGAGGTGATTCCGGGAACAACAAGCCAAGGAGCGAACATTCCGGCGTACGAAGGGTCAACGTTTGAGGTTGACTGAAGCGTAGCAACGTTGGTGGCAAGCGTGGAGGAGTTGTCCGAACCAGCACCGTCAACAGCGTCAAGGAAAGCAACACGGTTGAAAGTCTTAGCGTGAATGCTCAACTTGGAGTAGGTTGCTGCACTGGTCTTGCCGGGGTAGGAAATCTGACCCGGACCGAAAACATCCGTGAACACTGCAAGTGCAGGGTCGGTGTCGGTGTCTGCAACGTTTGCACCGTCAGTTCCACCAGTGAGGTAAATGGCTGCGCTGCTGCCGACCGAGGGAAGGGCGGTCGTGCCACCGCTGTTGTAAACAGCAGTGCAAAGAGCGCCAACTGCGCCGAGGGAGTTAATCCAGTTCACAACGTCAAGGTCGCTGTAAAGCGCCGGGGACGAAGCAACAGTGCTGCCGTTCAGAGTAATAACTGCGGTGTAAACAGGACCGGTCACAGCGGAGATGGTCAGGATAAGACCAACAGCACTTGCCGAGGAACTGTTAGCCCACGTTCCACCACCAGCGGCGGTAACGGTGAACTTGCTCGCAGCGGTAGCGGCGGCGGTGGCGGTGGAGGAGACAACGCGAGAAATCAGAGCAGTTTGACCGCCCTCTCGGAAGTAAACGTCCAGTGCGTCGTAAAGCAGGCTGCTGTCAGTGGTGGTTCCGCTGTTGACAGTCACATAGCGACCGGTCAGGGAGCCATTAACAATCTGGCCAAAGTAGGTGTTAAAATCGGTCATTGAGTTGACACGAACAGCCACGCCGGAAGGACCGTGCGCCTGTCCGAGAACAAACCAAGTACCAGTGCTGGCGCTAGTTGACGGGTTAGGCCCGACAGCAGTAACGTTCACACTAACATTAGGGGCTGGGTTAGCCATCTGAGTTCTCCTGAGTTTCGTCCGCAACAGTTGCCTGAGTGCGGTTGGATTTGTTAAGTGCGGACTTCTTGGTTTCTACCTTTGCAGGCTCTTCCTCCAAAGCAACTGGGGGATTTTCAAGAACCTTAAGAAGTCCATTAGAAATAAGTTCGTCAACGACTGGGCCTTCATCAATGTCGTACTCTTCCCAAGGAGAGAGTTCGTGGCCTTCATCGTCGCAAATCGGATGTTGAGAAAAAACTACAACTTTCACAGAGGTTCCTTTGCGAGCGTCGTTTTAACGCTGGTTGCCTCCACGCGTGGGGAGGGGGGACGAGTTGTGGGGTCGGTGTTTACACCAGTCGCAGCATAATCTGGCATTGGCAAGCCATCGTGAACGTTAATAACGTTACCGACCACTACGCCAAAAACAATGTGACCAACGCCGGTCGTACGAGTACTAGAGTGCTCGCCTTCAAGGTATTGCTCACTTTCCCAAGTGGTTCCGGTGGCAAAACCCATCAAATCTCTGTGTTGCAAAATGGCTGCTCGCACAACAGTAGTATATGCGTGTGTCAAGGCTTCGGTCTCTTGCCAATCCTTTGTGCCGTACACAAAAACCATGATTTCAACTTTCCATTCTGCACGAACGGAATCGCTGTAAACTTCTGGTTGACCAAAGGTTCCGGGGACAGTAACAAGAATTGCTGCGCCAGCGTTTTTTGGCAAAGTGCGATAGTCGGGGCGGTGGCGATACTCAATGGGGTCAAACAAAACCGTGCTGCCAACTTTGCGATTAAATTCCGCAATGTAAGTGGACAGCCAAGTTTGCAGCGTGTTATAAACCGCTTCTTGCACGGAATGACCGCCAAGCATAGGACCATAAACATCGTCGGGAGCAAACAAATCCCAATCAGTCCACCATGCTTTTTGCATTATACCGTTCCGTATCTTTGTTTGATTTTAGTAACAGAAGTTTGGTAAGCACCCATCAAAGCCTTATCGGCTTTTTGAGAAAGTCCACTTTCCTTATTTTGCAGCAACTTGCCAATGGCTCCTCGCATCTTAGGAAAGTCTTGACGTTTAACACCAAGACTTGTTAATTCCATATGGAATTGGTCAAGCAAATGTTTTTTGAATTCCTCTTCGGAAATTTTTTTGGTAGCAGGAGAGGCAGAAGCGGCAAGTTTTGAACGACTTTTTGCAAGGTCTTTTTCTTTAACCTTGTTAATGGAGACAACTTTGGTTTTTGCCTCTGCTGCTCTTTTTTCGGCGTCCTTCAAACGTTGTTTTTCTTTAAGGTGGTATTGCCGACGATAATACCTACCAGTACGTTTGGCATAACCAAAATCTTTGTTAGCGCCAGCATTTTTAATGGCTTGTTTTTGACCGGTTGCAATATACAGGTCAACCAAAAACGCAGCCATCTCACGAAATTCCGGGGTAATGGTTACAAACTCACGCTTTGGACGGTCTTCGCCTCTTTGATGAAGCGAACCGTAATCAATGCCACCTGAATAATTTTGCCGAGGAGCATACTCCATCGCACGGCGAGGGTCAATGACCAAATCCAAAGAAGTTGAACCAAACGTTTTTTGATAAGGTTTGGTTGCTGCTTCTGCTAGATAACCAAGGTTTAACAGCGGCGTTGGGTTAGGATTACCACCCATGCTAGTCCGGCGTTCAACGGTTGCTTGCTTCAATGGCTCCCAACGTTGACTAATGCCAAATGTGGAAGCAGCACCACCACTAGCAAAACGTTGTTTTTCCATTGCTTCAAACAAACCGACTACCATTTGCAGCGCAGGGGCAGGATTGGAAACAGCCTCTTCAAGCGCAGCAAGGTGGACAAGAGTTTCCTCTAATCCTTCAAGTTGAACTTGAACCCCTACTGATTTTGCAAAATTATTGCCTTTGGTAACGTTACCTTTTGCTCTTGCCATTAGCCACGAATCCAAGAACCAATCAAATCGTCAACTTGCTTGTCAATGTCATCCAAGTTCATCTGCTGACGAGTTTGGGGTTCAAATTCAAGAATGACGAACTTGGCTGCTTGGAAAAGGCAGGCGCGACGAAGCGAAGCAGGAATGCCCTGCGTGTAGCCACCATCGTAAACAACTTGAATACGGCTACCCTCTGGCGCAAACGTGCCGAGGCGCAGCCAAACGTGACCATCGGTAACGTCTGGACCGCGAATACCACCATGAGCAAAGTCAATGGGTTGGTAATCGCCGTAAGTTCTAAAAATCGTCATGGACTGAATGTTGTAGGTCCACAACTCCGGGTAAACCGGTGCGAATTGGTCAAGCCAAAAGTGACGCACCAAGGTAGATGCGCCTAACGCCACGGCTTGAGAAAGGCCCAATGAACCAAAAATGTCCATAGGCATGTCGGCATTGTTGCCGTACTCTGAGGGGTCAATACCCCAAAGACGGTCTTGGTAAACGTGACCCGTAAACGGAGCCAACCTGCGACCAGTGCGGTCTTCCAAGTGTGCAGTTGCTTCAACCAAAATGTCTGCAAGAACAGACGCTTCAATGTCAACAACCAACTCAGGGTAGCGCTTCTGGAAATCCTCAACAGTGGCTAATGCAACGGGGTCGTTATATTGTGACCCGTTAGCCATTGCTACCTACTTTGCGCGACGCTTAGTAGGGGAAGCAGCCTCCAAGGCATCGGTCAGGTCGGCCACAGGCTCGTCCTTGACTTCAACTTCTTCTGCTTTTGGAGCAGCCTTTTTTTCAGCCTTTGCGACTGGCTTTGCTGCCTCAACGACAAAAAAATCTTCGGCATCAATTTGAAGCAACTCCGCAGCCAATGGCATAGGAACTTCAATTGCGCCTTCTGGACCGGTTTTGTCCCAAACGTATTGACCAATTCCACCCGCAAAATTGCGAGCGATAAGGACAGTGTGCATATTTATCAACTTTCTGCGAATGGGGAACCGAAAGTGGGTGGGTGGGAGGAACGGGGAGCACCCACCCACTTCCAGAATTTAAGCCCGACTAGTAAGTAGGACCAGTGGTGAACGCACCGCTGACGGTCTGAGTGAAACCGTTGCCAACAGTGAAGTCCAGCGAGGCCGTGGTGTTGTACAAACGACCGATGTACTTCGGCGCACGGACAGCAAGCGTGGTGTCCGCCACGAAGGCGAAGGGCAGGCTGTCGGGCGAAGCGGTGGTCGGGTACACGTTGACCGGCTGCATCTCACGGACGTACGGACGAACGATGTAGTTCGGGTCACGCGACATGAGGTACAGGCTCTGCTCACCGTTGCTGGTGAGAGGGTGCATGTTGGTGTTGGCGTAGTAGTACGAGGTCGGAGCCGAAGAGATGGCGTTGGTTCCGTTGCCTGCGACCAGAGCGTTTCCATTGTCCACGAACTGAGTCGTGGCGTAGGAAACACCGCCGCTACCGAAGTAGTTGGCATCCACCATACCAGCAAGGCTCCAGTTGGCGTTGGCCGCAGGAGGTGTGGAAGTGGCTGTGAAAGCCTTGTACACCTTGTAGTGCGTAGCCTGAGCGCCTTCAGGGCCGGTCGGAGGCGTGAACGACACCGTGATGGTGCTGGTCGAACCAGTGGTCTGCTGGTAGATGTTGGTGTTTCCAGCAACAGTCGGAGCAGTTGCTTGAGTCTCACCAAAGCGCGCCACAACAGCGGAAACCTTGTACCAGTAGAAACCAGCAGCAAGCACTCCACCAGTGGTGGCGGTAGCAGTTGTGATGGCGCTCATTGCGTTGGTACGCGGCGAGAGGAACGAGGACTTGACAATCGGAATGCCACGGTAGGTCTGCACAATGAGACCCGGAGCAATCTCAACCTTGTCAACAAAGCGCTGTTGGTTGATGAGCAACTGCGACAGGCGGCTGGTGGCCGAAGGGGACATGAGGAACATCCACTCGTCGTTTTCGACAGGCTCGGCCACGTTGGACTCAACCATGTCAATCACGGCATCGAGGGAACCAAGGGCGAGGTAGTTGCCGCCGTTGTCAATGCAGTTCTGGTCAACGCCATCGGTCCAAGGGTTGTAGTTGGGAGCAGCCCAACCGTTGCCCGATGTGCCCTGTGCGCCGCCGTAGTTGTCAATTGTACCGCCACCGATACCCTGCGAAGGGCCACCAGTGTTGGAGGACGAGAACTGCGAGCAGATAACGTCAAGGCCATCAAACTGTGGGTACGGACCAGCGCTGGTCGGAGCCTCTGCACCCCAAATAAGGGCATTTTCAACGTCCCAGTACAGGCCGCGAG